GATAGTATTGATTCGTTCTTCTATATTAAACAAGACGTAGAAGGTAAAGACTATACTCATATAGAGAAAGCCGCTTAACACATATTATAACAAGACGCCTGGACTATATTATATATAAGTCATGAGCAAGGGCAAGGATAGACTCGGGACTCCTTTTAATAAGACCCCGGGTCTATTCTACGTTCTAAGGGTATAGGGGTATAACAAAGGGGTATGGGGTAGAACAAGGGGGAGGGTGGGGCAAATAGGGGGTTAAAGGGGTTAAAAGGGGGGGTAGGGGTGGGTTTCATTAACGCCCCCCTCCCTCCGCTCCTAGAAGGTGCTGATATATCAAATTTTATTGTGAGCATAGATTTTTTGCTATATAGGTGCTCTTTATTAGATATACAGTGTATATACATTCTAGTACATATTATATTTAATAATATATGAAAACCCCCATCCTAATCTCGATTCTGTGTTTATACGGAATCACTTTATCGTGTAGCACCAAGAAGTTTCCACAAAAGCAGAGCGCCTGGCAAAGTCACATAGAACACAAAATTACCCATACTACCCCTAGAAGTTCATATCATGACAAGGCCACTCTTAAACGGGTACGTCTGGTTAAAGGCCACGCATCATATACCTCATATCCCACTAAATAACTCTAATACTTCTTTGAATATATAAAGTATTTCAGTATAATATATATAAACATATGATAGACTCTTTAATATATGGTATAGTAGCATCTAGTTTTGTGATAGGCATAACCCGCAGCGTATTGCTCTTATACAAGCGGTTTCCTCGTTTAGGGTTTGGTTTAATATATGGATCGTTAGGCGTTAAGATGTTCGCTTTAGGAGCATTTACGCTTTTATCTAAGCCTTATATCGATAACATAGTTATATATGCTAGCATAATTCTTTCTGCTATTATATATAGCAATGTATATGTTCTGCTAAAATTACATGGAAAATAAATGCTTACCGGGATAGGTATATATCTAGGAATTGGTTTAATATGGATTCTTGTATTGGAATATTCTGTGTACACTTTACCGGATGATGAGCTAGATACCGAAACCATTATATTTAATTTGCTACTATGGCCTATGATTATAGTGTATTTATTTGAAGAATGGAGGAAACGTCAATAGTATGGCCTGGAAGGGCGTACTAGCGAACTAACGTACTAACGCTATATTTATTAATAAATTAAAATCATGATCAAACTAAAATCATTACTATCTGAAAAATACCTAGGCTTTGGATTAGGAGCTGGCAAGGTTAAAGAACAACAATTACCTGACGCGTCTGCGACAGATTTAGCTCAAGGATTAAATAGAGATCCATTAACTGGAAATCCTATGCCTGGAGGAGCTGGCGGTAATATTAATTTAAATTATAAAGAACTATCATTAGATCAATTGAAATTTGATGATCTTGTAAAATTATTTAGAACTAAAGATTATTATAATGATGTACATTTTAATAGAATGCAACCAGACGGTAAAGAAGGTCCATATTATAGAGATGGATTAAGTTTTCCAAATCCTTCTGATGCATCTTCAATTGTTGCTGATATGAAGTCATTGGAAAATTGGAAAGAAAAAACTAAAAGACGTTTTGGTAATGTCAAAGTAATATTAGATCCAGATGCAGAAGAACATTGGGAAAAAGTAAAAGTTGATGATGAAAGATTCACACAGGATCAAAAAGATGCCAATGATGCAAAAATGGATATGTTAAAACAATGGGGAACCTCAGAATGAATTGGATAAATAGTTGGAAAGCATATAATAAAAAAAGTGTATTTGAAATTAATATTAGAATAGGTACATTAACTATATTAGAAATAGTAACTTCGCCTAAATTAAAAATAATGATATTAAACTTTGGTATTGAAATTTGATTAAACTCAAAGACATATTAATAGAACAAATAGGATTCCAAGTTCCAGGAACTCCTAAACAACAAAATATTGGTCGTAAGACACGTCAGGAATTTGCTAAATTTTTCAATAATTTTGAAGCTGGTAGTACTAAAACTGCTATTTCAGGTTATGCTGAGCAAATAATGAGATCAGATGCACCTGATGAAGTAAAAGAAAAAGCATCTCAAATATTAAATGAAATGGAGAAAGTAGCAATCGACATTCAAGATGAATTACATACAAGACAAATAAGCGACGATGATGTTGCGGAAAAATTATTTAGTTATGTTAATTCAGAAATGGATGCTGATGATTCAATTGAATTTGAACAATTACTTTGGTACGACAATCAAATTGATTCGAGTATCAACTCCGGCATGATAGAAAATGCTGTCGCTATAATGGAACAGTTACTAGGACAATTAGAATTCATACGTGGTTTTATCATACAAATATTTCCTGAAATTTCTCCTGCAGGATTTAAACGATAAAACTAATCTAGGAACATATCACCATGAAACATAAGAGAATGAAAACTATCCTTACATACATACTGTGCGGAAAGTGCAAAAATAAATGGTATACAAAAGGATATTTTGTTAAGAATACATGTCCCAAATGTAAACATGAAGATATAACTGGTAATTCATTATAATGTAATATTTATATAAAATGATCAAGCTCAAAGACATATTAATGTATGAAGGTACTCGGTGTTGGAAAGGATATAAGAAGAAAGGAATGAAAACAATGTTTGGAAAACGTGTTCCAAACTGTGTTAAACGTGAAGCTAAGTTACCAGACGAAGGATTTTCAGATCCAGAAGATATGATTATGTATGAGGATGAATTAGGGGAAGATTTAAGAAAGTGGTTGAAACAAAAATGGGTTAGAATGGGACCTGATGGTAAAATTAGAGGATCTTGCGGCGGAAAGAAAAAAGGAGAAGGCAAACCTAAGTGTTTACCATTAGCTAAAGCAAGAGCAATGGGTAAAAAGAAAAGAGCATCAGCAGCTAGAAGAAAGAGAAGAGAAGACCCAAATCCAGATAGAAAAGGTAAAGCTAAAAATGTAGCTACATCTCGTAAAAAGAAAAAAAGTCATGATTAAGTTAAAAGATTTATTATCAGAAAAATTTGCGTCAAAAGCTCAACAAGGTTATATGTTTGCAACTGATAAAGAAGCAGCAGAAAAATTAGCTAGTAAAATGACTAAAAATGATTATGAAAATCTTCCTGATAAAGTAGACGAAGTCGAATTAGCTGAAAAAAAGAAAAAGAAAAAAGCAAAACGTGATAAATGTTATTACAAAGTTAAAGGACGTTATAAAGTATGGCCTAGTGCATATGCATCTTTAGCATTATCCAAATGTAGACAAGTAGGTGCAGCAAATTGGGGCGAAGGCAGAAAAAAGAAAGATACTAAAGCAGCTAGGAAAAAAAGAAGTAAAGCTTATTCTAGAACAAAAAAATGATTAAACTCAAAGACATATTATTAGAAAAAGATCAGATAGTACAAACAGAAGATCCTACAAAAATTAAAAAGCTTCGTATTGTTTTTGCAAATGATACAAAAATTGAAAAAGCATTATCTGGATTATTTGTACGATTAGGACTTGTTACAAAAACGTTTACCTCTATAGCAGATGCAATTAAATATGTTATAGAATTACGAGATCAAGGAGTTTCTAATTTAGAAGAATTGGTTATTGGTTCCCATGGGACAAAAACAGGTACAAAATTAGTAGGTTCAGCTGCCAAAGATCAAACTATTGGTAGAGATTTTGAATATGAAGATGGATCAAAAAAATGGCATAATTATGATGAAGCTTTATTAATAGCATGTAAAGATTTAATTAACTCTTCTACTAATGTATTTTTTACTGCATGTTATGGTGCAGATCAACTTAATATTTTGGTTCATGCTGCTAATACATTAGGAGTTACAGTATATGGAGCAGCTGGTGTTAGTGCACCTGGATTAAATAGAATATTAAATAAATTCTCAAAAAAGATTTTTAAATGTAAACCTGCAGAAGAAGGTTTATCAAATGATGTATATTTAGAAAAACAAATATGTTCTAATACAAATTCGCCAATACGATGGTTACGAGTAAAAGCATGATAAAATTAGAATCTATATTAAAAAGCATTCCAAATCAAGAAATAATTGAATCGCATCTTGGACAGTGGGAATATCCTGGTAGAATAACAAGAATACCAAGCAATCAAATAACAATGCAACCTGATCCTAGGACAGGAAAGCCTATTCAACATATATTATTAATTATAGGAGATCAAAGCGGACAAAAGAAAATAGGAATACCTGGTGGACCTAATTTATTTTTTCCTAATGACCAAACAGTTACAGAATATCCTATTAAACGTTATATGTAGATATTTATATAAAAGGATTTCAAATGAGTAAAATAAATGAATGGACAGATAGATCATTTAAAAATCAACCTAAGCGTTGGTCTAAAACAATGGATAAACCATTAACTGAATTTGAAGATACTCAAAAAAATAAAAAAATAGATTTTACAAATGCAATGGTAAGATTTAAAACAAAAAATCTTAACAAGTAAATATCAATATAAAGGAAAACATGACATCGTATGAAATTTGTGAAGAAATGAAACAATATTGGGAAACATTTCTAGAAAATCATGAAAGATTTAATGAAAAAAAAGTTAAAGCAGCTGGTGTAAGAGCTAGAAAAGCAATCAATGAAATAAAAAAATTAGCTACAAAATATAGAAGTACATGTTTAGCTGAATCAAAAGAAATATGAACGAGCAAGAGTTAAGAAATATTATATGTGAATATATAGAAAAAACATTATCTGAACAAGATATTGAAGTTTCTCCATTTTCTCCTGAAGAAGAAAAGTTCTTAGCCAAGTTTTTTGAATTAAAAACCAACAGTATAGGTATATTATATGCAAAGGATGCTACTGGAGTTCGTGAATTTCTTAACAGAAGTGGTAAAGACTTCAATTTAACACCAAATATATTGCATAGTTTGCTAAAACAAGGTACTATTTCAATAGTACCATATGGTGGGTATGCAAGAAATGAAGATTATACATTAAAATTAAACATTTCAATTGAAGATCTTGAAGGACTTAGCTCTGGAGATGCTCCTGAAGGAGAAGAACCACCGGTTGCAACTGAAGAATCCGTGGAATCTTCGAAAGATTTAGCAAATTTATTGATATCAGAAGCAAAAAAGTCAAAAAAGTCAAAAAAAAAGAAAAAAAATAAGGTACATACCAGTAAATCGAGAACATTAAAGCGATTACCTAAGGGATATGTCACTTATCTAGAAAAAATTATACAAATATTAGGATCTAAGCTTCATAATGTGCGTGAAAGAGAGCAATTGGTTGCAGATATACTTGATAACCTATCTCATAACTTTGGTTTAACACCTAAACAAGTATATCGTTCTTATATTTATTATAAATCGCAAAATAGATTGGCAAATATCATCAAGGATAACAATGATTAAATTAAAAGACTTATTAAACTTAAACGAGCAATCGTCAGATAGTATTAAATGGTACAAGTCATTACCAAAAACCAAGCCTGATATCAATTATGGAGATGCGTATAATTATATGTTAAAATATGCGGGTAAACAAGGTTCAAAAAATAATCCTAGTAGGATTAATACATTACGAAAATTAAGCGATCAAGAATTAATGTCATTTTTTGATGATTTTAATGCATATATAGCAGCTTTACCACCAGAAATAAAAAATGATTTAGATAGCAAAAAACGCTATATAGCGGTACGTATAGCTAGAAAAGGCACTTTTAAAATTGAAACTCCAAAACCAGAACCTGTTATAACAGAAACTGAAATAGGACCTATACAATTAGGAATGGGTAATGGACAAGTAAAGTTATTTCCAGATGATTCAGCTACATTAACTTCAGACGCAATTGGTTTAATTAATCGAATGGTGAAACAGCAAGTTGAAAAAGCTCGAGCTTCATTAGAGGAAAATGCATATGATATAGAAATTGCTCCTAGAGTTTTAAATTTTGCAGCAGGTACTAGTCAGGTTAGAAGTAAGTATAATAGTACAACTTATTCTGCAGACAATAATATTCCATTATGTAAAGATCGTGTAGCAGCAATGCAAACAGCGTTTATTGAAGCCTTAAAGGCAAATGGCGTTGTAGGTATTGATGATTGCATACAAGCAGGTGGGAAGAATTATGTTATCACCGAAAAACCAAATCAAGGTCCAGAATGGGGCGAAAAGCAAAGAAACGATACTAAAAAATATGGTAAACCAGGCGCTAGAACAAAAGCATATCAAAATGAATATTCAAGATATAGATTTGCTAGCGGTCAAGTTGCATTAAGTGTTAGTTATACAGTAAATAAAATTGAGTCAGGAAAACCAAAAATTGATTCAGGTGAGTTATATGAATGGATGTTTAAAGTCATTAAAAGAGTTTCCTATGATGGTGGAAGACGAAAGAAAAAATGCTTTATGTTTTGTAAAGGCTTAGGATTACGAGGAAATGGATTATTTTCAACAACAGCTTCAGTATCGTGTCCTAGATTTACTAAAAAAACTGGCAAAAAAAGTAGATTGAATCCTGGTATTAAAACTCCAATGGGAAGAATGTAAAATAAAGGTTGGATTTTTCATATTAATTTCTTATTATAAAGAAAAATAAAAAGATATGAAAAAAATAATTTATTTGATATTTATATTTACTTGCATTACATGTTATTCTCAAAAAAATCCTTATCATAATTATAAACTTGTTGGTATTGATTATGCTGATAGCGATAGTTTATATTCTAGATCTAAAAACATTACTAATATTTTATTTAATTTAATTAATGAATATCGTAGAGAAAATGGGTTATCTAAATTAATTATTGATCCAAAAGGCAACTCTGCGTGTGAAACTCATAACAAATACATGTTTGAAAATAACAGTAAAATTGATCATGATGAGTATAATAGAAGAAATAAATTTTATCGTGGTAAAGAACCATGGGATAGATACCACAAAGCAAAAGCAGAAATAGTTGCTGGTAGTTATTTTACTGCATATCGAATTGATTTAAATGAATTTGCATTAGCTTCTGATCTTGAAATAGCAAAAGGATTTTTAAAAACATGGAAAACATCACCAGGTCATAATTCTATTATATTAACACCAGAATATAAGTATGTATCTGGATATGCTAATCTATTTATAATTCATTCACATTGTGAAGCAAATGAAATATTTCCAAATAAGTATGAAAATACAAGATATGCAACATATACTTTTTATAAATAACATTTGAATAATAAAAATTTTTTCTTATAATATAATAAATAAATAAAACAAATAAATATGGGTTACTATACAGCCAAAGTCCAGTTATCAGATGATTCAACTGGCAAAAAGAAGAAAGTTACAGAAATGTATCTTGTCGAAGCTATGTCTGTTACAGAAGCAGAAGCAAAAGTAGTTAAAGATTTCGGATCTACTACATTGGAATATGAAGTGAAAGCAGTTTCATCAAGTAAAATTATTAAAATTATTGAATAATGTATACTCAAGGAGAAACAGTAATTGTTACAGAAAACATAGACAAAAAAACTAAAGAGGTTAAACATTCAGTAGGTGTTATTATGAAATCATTTGTTCATAAAAAACAAATATTTTATGATGTGCTATTAGAAAGAAGAACAGGATTATCCTTTCTGAATACAGCAAAGACTTCAAAATTAGCATATATTAACAGAGATCTTACTACTAAATTAATAGATTCTGATAGTATAGAATGCACTATACCATTCAAGCAAATGTTAGAAATGGAAGAACTTCCTATAATGATTGCGTAATGGCTAGACCAAAATTACCAGAAATAGACAAATTAAAAAAACGAGTCAGGAAAAGATATCCTGGCTCTTATTGTGTTCAAAATTCTATAGGAGAATATTATATAGAATGGCAATCAGAAAATTTAAATGATACATTCTTAATGGAAAATAGTTCTTCTGAAATAGAAGCGTGGAAACAAGCTACTATAACAGCTAAACACGAACAACATATCAATAGAACACATCCTTTAAAAGCATTAATGTCGCAAGAACAAAAAAATCAAAATAAAGAACGTATAACTAGAAGAATAAGAAAAATATGATACCTAAAACAATTAATCAATCCTGGGCAATACCAGAAAAATTTATTGAAAGATATGGAAAAACATGGGCAGAAATTGATTTTGAAATAAATCCAAAATTATCTAACTACATGTTTAGAAATGATCCATTAAACACAACGGTTGGAACATTATTAATATGTGGTAAAAGAATCTCATTAAAATATAAACAATTGATAAATTCTACTACGGTAATGGATCAATATATTGCAGATATATTTTTTAATAAACCTAAAAAAGATGAAACAATTGCAGTAAGTATTTTTAATAATACATTATATTTAAAGAAACATGAAGTAACAAAATTATCAGAAACTATTTCAGATTCTTGTGATACAATTATGAAATCTTATAAGTTAGGTCTATATTTATAATAAAGAAAAATGAATAAATATAAATACTTTTTTAAATCCGATACATCAAAAGAATCTATAGGAAATGTTACTGCTAAAGATTTAAGCGAAGCTTATATTAAAGCATCATATATTAAAAAATTAGCTCCAATGCATTTTAAAGAATTATTTGATGTCGAACAAATTAATGTATAATACACTTGAAAATATAACTATTAGATTACCAGAATTAAATTATTTTCAACAGTTATTATATAAAGATAAAATATCGTATTTTTTAGAATTATTTGAAACTACAATACATTCAACAAATTTTTCTAGCACAACATTGCAAGAAGGTTTACAAGACTTTTTTAACGAAATATCAGAAGATGAATATGATGAAATGCCGTTTTTTGAAAGTTATGATATCAATGCTGGAAATAATACTAATCGTGTAGATATTCTTGTTGATAAAGAAAATTTGGTAGTTGAATCCAATAGTTTAAAAGCAGTACGAAGTATTCGAGATAAATTTTTAGATAATGGATATTTATTAATGCGTGATAAGATTGATGAAAAATTATTTCGCAATGGAAAAATAACAAAATACCTTAGGGTATATAAAATCATAGGTAGGGCATCCCACTTATGTTATAATTGAGATACGGTAGGTCTCAAAAATTAAATTAATAACGGTTAGCTAATGCAACCATAAAACACAGGAGGTTTAAAATGACACATTTTAAAGAAACATTATTACTCAATGATTTCGACTTAGTTTGGAAAAACTTTTTCGATCAAACATCTAAATTTTTACCAGTAACATCAAATAAAATGAATTATCCAGTTGATATATTTTCAACCGATAATGGAATACAGTTTGAAATTGCTGCAGTAGGAAAAGATAAAGCAGATATTGAAATTTTAACTGAAGGAGAGACGTTAAGAATTCGATATGATAAAGAAATAGAAACAAAGCGTGAATTTATTCACAAAGGAATTGCTAAACGGGCTTTTGACTTTGCTTGGAAAATATCTAAAGAATTAGATTTAACAAAAGCAAATGCTACAATGGATAAAGGATTATTAACCATTACTATTCCATATGCTAAAGATAGAGCACCAAAGCGATTAACAATTAAATAAGTTACAATAAAAAATAAGTTATATGAGACCTACCAACTCATTATGTTTTCTACCAACAATAGAATTTCAGCATAAAAGATTTAACGTACGAAGATTAGTTAAAGAAGATCCAAATGAAAATATAGAATTTTGGAAAAATATTATCGAACATGATACCGTTTTACGTAAAGATGGATATTTATGGTTTTTAGTTGAAATTACAGCTGTAGAAATATTTGAAGAATGAAAAAAAAGAAATTACCAAAGTACGTACAAGACATATTTAAAAAACAACAATTTAAAATTGGTGACACTGTTAAATGGGAATTTTTAGGTGAATCTGGTTGGGGGATTGTTAAAAAAATACTAGAAGCAAATGATAAAATTACTTACATGGTTAAAACGAGCAAGTATACGTATCCTTGTGGTATTCAAATCAAAGAATACTCAAGTTATTACGCCGGATCAATCGACTATGAGACTTCAAAAAATAGATCAAATAATGTCAAAGCCGGAGTTTCAACAACTAAAACACGAACTAGTAATAAAACAAGGAAACAACTTTCTGGATCTGATAGCAACACAATATCAAATACAAGATCTAACAGTAGGTCAAAGAATGGTATTGGGAATGGCAATGGACAACACACTAAAACAGATTCAAGAAGCACAACAACAATTAAAACAACAGAATTAGATAATGAATTTGAAAAACAGAAAAATTTTCTGCGAAGATTTACATAATCTAATATTTATTAAAAAAGGAAAATTATGGATAAAATAAAAAACATAGTTAATTCATCATGGTTTAAAGCAGCTGCTATAGGTGGTATAGGTCTTTTACTATTATTAGATAAAAATATATTTTACTCCGGTATTGCATTTGGTATTGCAGTAAGAGAGTTTTTATTAGCATTTAAAAAATAAAAATAAGAAAGGTTACAAAATGTCATCAAGATTTACAAAAAAAGAACAAGTTTTAGATTTAGTAGTAGACACTGCAGATATAGTTCGATCATTAGGTAGAAGTATTGAAAATGGAAAAGTAGATCCAGCATCTGCATTAAATAATTTAGCATCAGCTTTAAGAAAGTTAGAAATTGCCACTGATCATTTAAGAAAATCATGAAAAAAATATTTCCGTTCATTGTACTAGTAGCGGCGTTATCATTAGCTTCGTCTGCTGCATATTATAGTGTCTACGGAATTAGTAAGTTATTTTCAGCTGCAGCAATATCAGTTGCTATAATGGCAGGAACATTAGAAGCTTCAAAACTTATTGCTGCAACTTATCTTCATAGATATTGGAAAAAAATAAATTTTTTATTTAAATTATATTTAACATCAGCTGTACTGATCTTAATGATAATAACATCTATAGGTATATATGGATTTTTAACAGCTGCATATCAAACTACGGCTAATGAATTATTCGTAATGGATAAACAAGTAGCCGTAATAGAAATGAAAAAATCTAGATATAATGAACAATTAACTGGATATATTTCTGAAAAATCACAATTAGCTAGTTCTATTACCGAACTAACAAAAGGGTTATCTAATAATAAGATTCAATGGAAAGATAAAGAAACTGGTCAAATTATTACATCCACTTCAAGTAAAACAAGAAAAATACTACAGAGTCAATTAAATGACTTTAAAACACAAAAAGGTAAAGTATCTTTAAAGATTGAAAATCTTACCGACTCGGTAACTAAATTAGATTTACAAGTTTTAGATATTCAATCTAATTCAGAAGTAGCTAATGAGGTAGGACCTTTAAAGTATGTCTCTGAGCTTTTAAACAAACCTATGAATCAAGTAGTAAATTGGTTTATATTAATTTTTATATTTGTATTTGATCCATTAGCTGTAGTTTTATTAATTGCTGCTAATAAAGCATTTGAAATAGTTAGACCAATTATAAAAGAAAATATATATGGCGAACAAGTTATAAAAAATAGTAATCCGGAAGCTTTTAGGCCTCCACATCCATCAGATGCAGCTGCAGCACCTTATTCTGATACCAAAGATTTTCTTGAAGAAGAAGCTGAAAGAAGAATGGATATTATAGGTCAAAATGGAAATGAAGGATTACATTATGAGGATGAATCTCCACCATCTCCACCACCAGGAAGAACAATAATAAAATCATGAAAAAAGAAAAATCGACAAAAAAGTTACAATGTAGATGTAAAGACTGTACTAATATAGTAGAAGTTGCAAAAACATCTTTGTCAGTAGTATGTTCTTTTTGCACATTTAAAATGGCAGAAGGCATATTGGAATATTCCAAATAATTTATTATAATAAATAAAAAGTTATGTTAGAAGCTGAAAAAATTAAATCCAATTGGGATGAATATAGAAAAAGAGTTAATACGTTATTTCCAGATAGAGCGGATAAATTAAATAAACTATATGATGAATACGAAGAAAGAATAGTTATGATGCCAGCTTCGTCAGTTGCACATTATCATAATGCATTTGCCGGAGGATATATAGATCATGTACTTAGAGTAATGGACTGTGTAGAAAAATTATATGATTCTTGGAAAAGTATGGGATCTGATATGTCTGGATATTCTATACAAGAAATGATGTTTGCTGCTATGCATCACGATTTAGGAAAATGTGGATTTCCAGGAAAAGGAAGAGAAGTATATCAAGTAGAAACATCTGATTGGCATAGAAAAAATATGGGAAGAATGTATAAACATAATCAAAATATTCCTTTCACAATGGTGCCAGATTTATCTATTTATTTGCTACAAAAATATGATATAAAATTATCTTGGAATGAATATCAAGCTATAAGAATACACGACGGTATATATGATGATGCAAATAAACCATATTTTATTGCTAGATCAGCACAAGCTAAATTAAAAAATAATTTACCATTAATATTACATCACGCAGATCATATGGCATCTCAAATTGAATATGAAAGATGGAGAAATAAAGAAAATAATTCTGCTAAGCCTGTTAATGTTAAATCAAAAGCTACGAAAAAGTCAGCTATAAAAAATTTAGCAGAACAAAATCCTGACATCGATAAATCAATTACAGATATATTTAAAACATTTGATGCATCATGATTGAAATTGTATTATTAATATTATTATCAGGAACATTATCTTATTTTGTTTATAGAGCGTATATATTAGCTGGTACAGTTGCTGATCAAGAAGAATATATTCAAGAATTAGAAGATATGTCTCAATACATGTATGATCAAATCAAAGAATCATATAATCAAATGAAAAGAATTGATCATAAAGGATCTTTTGCAGAAGATGATGAAGCAGGTACTACATTTACATTATTAAAAGACGTAGTAATAAATTTAGAAAAGGAATTTAATGCCGAGACGGAAGAAAAAAAGTAATAGATATTGGACAAAGATAACAGAATATGCTGTTGCATCATATAATCGATGTAACGATAAGCAAATTCTTAAAGAACGAATATATCGTAGATTTATATTTCCAGCTTTTATTAAATTAACAGAAAACTTAATTAATAAAATGAAACCAGAATATATAGATTCTTCATTTACAGACTTACAAAACGATTTAGTTACGTATTTAACTATGAGATTAGATAAATTTAATCCAAATGCTGGTAAAGCATATTCGTATTACACTAGAACTGCTTTTAATTATTTAATAGCTGAAAATCAAAAGGGATATTCTAAATTAAAAAAGACTACAGAACCAATAAATATTGACGAACAACGTAATGTTCAAATAGAAATACATAATAATGAAATGAAAGACACATTACGACAGTTCATGGATGCATATGTACAATATTGTTATGATAATTTAAATTTTATTTTTACAAATGAATCAGATATACATGTTGCTGATTCGATATTGCATATATTTGAAAATCGTCAAAATATAGAACAATATAATAAAAAAGCATTATATGTATTTATTAGAGAGCGTACAGGATTACAAACTAACAATATTACAAGGGTAATTAAAGTCTTAAAAAAATTATACGTAGAAAAGTTTGAAGAATATGAACGTACAGAATACGTGAATTTACCCTTTTGATATTTATTATTAAAAGGATCCATTATGGATATTAAAGATCATTTATTTAAAGGTACTAGTTTTTCTGATTTAATGTCAGACGTCTATCACAATTCAAAAAAGAAAGATAGACAAATAAATCAGTTAATATCACAATTACAGCCACTTATACGAACAGCGTCTGATGCTACTATAATTGTTCCTTTAATTAAAGAATATTTAGATGTTGCTGTTAAAAATGATGATCATTTAGTTAAATTAACTGCTATTACACAACGATATATATCTACTACTCAAACTATAAGTGGTGAATCTTCTTTGTTAAGTGATGATGAAAAAAAACAATTATTAGAAATGGCATCTAAAGATTTTGAAGAAGAATTAACAGAAGAAATTGAAAAACTAGATAATGAAGAAAAAGAATTACAAGAAAAAATTTCAAACGTAAAAGAATCATTGGAGAAAAATAATGATAACTGAGAATTCAGTAGAATTTGAGTTAGCTGAAGTATTAGAAACGTATAATAAAACATACCAATGGATTCCAACAGATGCTTCGCAAAAAATTGACAAATCAACAACAGATGATTTATTTAGTATACGAGTTAGAACATATAATGAAGAAGAAGGTCGGCCTTTTTTAGCAAGACCTTGTAATTCTAATATTAAACAAATTCCATTAGTTGGGGAACACGTTTTAGTTTTTAGAGCAATTAATCAAGAATCTACAACTGATAAAAGAAGAGGCCAATGGTATTATTTTCCTGCTATATCAATACAATCTGCAGTTAATAATAATTCACTTCCTGGTATTGCTAGAAATAGAGGTAATGATGTTAATGAAGTTCCACAAAATATTGCAGAAAAACCATTAGGCGAAACATTTGAAGAACAAGTTGTATCACCACTACAACCATATGAAGGAGATATTTTAATTGAAGGTAGATTTGGAAATAGTATACGATTAGGAAGTACCATACAAGATGCATCTAATTCATCAAGATATACAATATCACCGAGTTGGAATGGTAATTTAAATTCAGATCCAATTATTATATTGGCAAATGGCCAAGTAAACAAAAAAAATAAAGAATTTGTAGTCGAATCATTTGATACAGATCAAGCTTCTTTATATTTAACTTCAACACAACAAGTTTCTGACGCTGGTATTAATTTAGAATTAAATAAACATACTTCTATATCTGAATTTGATACTTCTCAATTAATTGGATCTGCAAATAGAATTGTATTATCTGCTAAAACAGATTCTATTATATTAAATGGATCTAAAAGAATATCATTAATTTCAAGAGAAGGTACTAGATTAGGTAAAGATGATGCTAGTAATCCTATAGTAAAAGGAAAAGAATTAAAAGAAATTTTAGCAGATTTAATAAATGCTATATTAGCAGGTGTAATATATGAACCAGCTGGAATAACATCTACACCTAAACAAAAGCAAAAATTATTAGATATACGAGCTAAACTAAATAATATAAACAGTAAAAATCATTTTTTAGATATATAATATGTTAACACCACCATTAAATAAAATACCAATTATACCAAATCAATTAACGGGTATATTAGACAAACAAATTACAAAATATTTAGATCAAATATTATTACAAGTAACAACAGCTGTTTCTGAAGCAATTGCATTACCAGATGATATTAAATGTGATGATCCTAGAATAGACGCACTTAGAAAAAGAATTGAAGCCGTTAACGCATTAATTCAAAAATTACAAGAAATTATACCAATTATTGATAAGATAACAGGTGGACTAAATACTATTATTGGAATAGCAAATTCAATAAAAGCATTACAGTTATTAAATCCAGTAACAGCTCCATTAGTATTAATACCTGAATTAATATTAGCCCAAAATTTAACTATAGCAAACGCAAATACAGCTGTTAAAGAATTAATAACTACTCTAGCACCTAAAATAAATGCTAGTTTACAAGACGCAGTTGCTAGTTTAGTTCCTGTAGCTAATATTATAAGTCAAACATGTAATGAAGATGCGTCTTCATTATCAGGTACTCAAAATTTACAAAATGCAATTAATGATTTAGATTATGGAGATACTATACCAGGATATCCGGGAGGCAGATGGATATTAATATCTGGATCAGGCGTTCAGGGATCACCAACTAGTGTTCCTCCAAATCCTAGTAGTCCATTTAACGATGGCGATGGAACATGGTTATATTCGGGTATAGGATATGATAATCCAAATGGTATTAGTTGGGGATCAGAACAAAGTAGAAACGAAGATGCTACAATTGGTACTGAATTTTATACTGAACAAAATGTTTCAATTGATGATATGAAACAACAACTAGCATCAATAACACAATTAGTATCATCACAACAAGATTTATTAACATCGTTACAAGAAGCACCTGCTCAATCATTTAATGGAACAACCCCTCCAACTAATGATTTAGGTAAAATTGGAGACTATTATGTCGACACTGCTAATAAAAAAATATACGGACCTAAAATAAATACTGGCTGGCCAACGCCCGTAAATTATTAATGTTAATATTTATAAAAAAAGAAGAAAAATTATGGAACAAAAATTTATTACAATATTACGTAAAGTTATAAGAGAAGAATTAAAAACGGTTATAAAAAGCGAATTAACTGAAATTTTGTCAGAAGGATTAAAAACTACAGTTAATGAGATAAAAAATAACAATATAAATAAATCAAAATCGTCTCATAAAATAAATTCTAAAAATACATTTAAAGAAAATAAATTTGCAAATATTTTAAATGAAACTGAAAAATTAGTAGAAAGTAGAACATCAGCTGATTATGCAGATTTAATGAATGAAGATATTGTCATGACTTCTAAAAATGCACAAGGATTTGGAATGCAAAGAAATATGAGTCAGGTAGCTACAATAGCAGATCCTGAGTCAGGACGACAAATGCAAGTTGATCCTAGTATACAAAAGGCAATGACAAGAGACTATTCTGCGTTAATGAAAGCAATAGATAGTAAGAAAGTAAGATAATAAATGGGATACAAAGTTCTTCCTATAAACGATATAAACTTAACTCCAAATGTTGCAATTGGTGTAAAATTTCCTTTTGACGGAAAAGGAATATTTCAAAAATCATTTACAACCGATGAACAAGCATCTACTAATATAAAAAGTTTATTACTAACTAGAAAAGGAGAACGATTTGAACAACCAAACTTTGGTACTGATTTATTAAATGCATTATTTGAACCAAATACGTCTGAATTAAAAACGTTTATTGAAGAAACAATAACAACTGCAGTTGCTTTTTGGTTACCATATATTGAAATAGTTGATTTAGATATTGCAACACAAGAAGATGATCCATTACTAATACATAAAATTCAAATTAAAATAACATTTTCAGTAACAGGTACAGGATCAGAACAAGTAATAACAATATTTGCAGGAGAAGATGGAATAGTAACTATTGAATAAGGTAAATTATGGAGATAAAAAAAGATATATCATACTTAGGAAAAGATTTTGGTCAATTTAGAAAAAATTTAATAGATTTTACAAAACAATATTTTCCAAATGATTATACAGATTTCAATGAATCATCTCCTGGTATGTTGTTTATGGAAATGGCATCTTATGTTGGTGATGTATTAAGTTATTATTCTGATAATAATTTAAAAGAATCATTATTAGAACAAGCTGCAGAAAGAAAAAATATATATGACTTAGCAAAAACATTAGGATATCATGCTAGAAATGTTATTCCATCATATACTACATTAGACGTATTTCAATTAGTACCAGCAATTGGATCAGGAGTTAATAATCGTCCAGATTATACATTTGCATTAAGTATTAAGTCTGGACTTCGTGGTAAACAAAATAATGGACCTACACAATTTAGAACATTACAAGATGTAGATTTTACATTTTCATCTTCTTTAGACACAACTGAAGTAACAGTATATGAAAGTGATGATGCTACTGGTGAGCCTACTTATTATTTATTAAAAAAACAAGCTCCTGCAGTGTCAGGAAATGTTAAAACAGCAACGTTTACATTTGGATCTCCTAAACCATATGATAAAATTGTTATTAATGATTCTAATGTTATAGATATCATTAGTATAACTGAATCTGACGGAGATGCATGGACTAAAGTTCCATATTTAGCACAAGATACTGTTTTTACTGAATTACCTAATTTAGCAGAAAATGATCCAGATTTTGCACAATTTAGAGACTCATCTCCATTTTTATTAAAATTAAGAAAAACATCAAAACGATATGTTTGTAGATTACGAAGTAATAATACTTTTGAAATACAGTTTGGAGCTGGTATAAGTGATAATAATGATGAAGAAATTATTCCTAATCCAAAGAATGTTGGAAATGGATTACAAGGATTTTCAAGAAATCTAGATGTTGATATAGATCCATCCAATTTTTTATATACAAGAGCATATGGACAAGCTCCTTCAAATACAACGTTAACAGTTACATATTCAACCGGAGAAGGAGTAAATGACAATGTTACTTCAGGAATAGTAACCGATATACAATTTGTAGAATTTTATGATGATCCTAATAGCACATCTAGTGCATCAATGTTAAATTTTGTCAAATCTAGTTTAGCAATAAATAATCCCAATCCAGCTACTGGAGGTAAAACTGCAGACACTACTCAAGATATTAAAAATAATGCAATGTCAAACTTTGCAACTCAAAATCGTACAGTAACAAAAAATGATTATATTATTAGATCATATGCAATGCCTTCTAAATTTGGATCAGTTGCAAAAGCATATATAGTTCCAGATGATCAATTATCCCAAGGAAAATTTGTTTCAAATCGTGTTCCTAATCCATTAGCATTAAATTTATATGTATTAGGTTATAATCAAAATAAAAATTTAACACAACTAAATGATGCAGTTAAAAATAACTTGAAAAATTATTTATCATATTATAGAATGTTAACAGATGCTGTTAATATTGCAGATGCATTAATTGTTAATGTAGCTATAGATTTTGAAATAATAATTAGAAATAATTATAATTCAAACGAAGTATTATTACAATGTATTGATGTTCTTAAATCATATTTTAATGTTGATAATTGGCAAATTAACCAACCAATTCTAAAAGCTGAGGTAATGAACGTTTTAGGAGCTGTAGGCGGAGTACAAAACGTTGTTGGAATAGATTTTAAAAATGTATATGACTTAAATGTCGGATATTCAGGAAATGTATATGATTTAGTAGGAGCTACAAAACAAGGAGTAATATATCCTCCATTAGATCCTGCAATATTTGAAATTAAATATCCTAATCAAGACATTAAAGGAAAAGTAGTAAATTATTAAGGTAAAAAATGTTTAAAATAATATATCCATCAGCTGACGCAACATTATATGAATCATTATCAACATATAATACTGGATTAGATGAAGTATTAGAAGTAGGAAAACGATTAAGTACGTCTGGAAGTAATTTTTTAAAGTCAAGATCGTTAATTAAATTTGATATGAATGATGTAACTAATGCAGTCGACAAATATAATGTTGATTTAAATAGTTGTAAATTTATGTTAAAACTTTATACGACTCATGCAAAAAATTTACCAGCAGCATATACAATAGATGCAAATCTAGTAGGAGATGATTGGGATAATGGAACAGGATTCCAAAATGTAACAACTCCGATTATTGATGGATGTTGTTGGGATAATCCTAAATCAGGATCATTCTTTTGGACTTCTGGATCTCAATTACAACAAGTAAATGAAACAAGTTTATATATAAGCGGATCTGGAAAAGGTGGTAGTTGGTTATATCAATCAGGATCTGGAGTTTATAGTTCTAGTTTTTTCTCACAATCATTTTTTGATCAGCCTGGATTAAATGTCTCTGAGTCATTTGATTTACGACCTACTGATCTTAATATAGATGTTACAGGAGCAATTGTTACTTGGATAAGTGGATCAGATAATAAAACAATTCCTAATTATGGATTTTTATTAAAATTTTCAGAAGAAGATGAAGCTAGCACAAATGTTTCTGGATTTGTAAGATTTTTTAGTAGAGATACTCATACTATATATGTTCCTAGAATATTAATGTTATTTGACAAATCATCATTTGATACAGGATCACTATCAGAATTTGATTTAGATTCATATAAAATATATACAAATTTACAAAAAGAATATAAAGATACTAGTGTAAATAAAATTAGAATTTATGCTCGAGATAAATATCCACAAAAATCTCCAACTAATTTATTTCCGCAACAAACCGTAAAATATTTACCAGCAGATACATTATATTCAGTTATTGACGCAGGAACTGAAGAAGTTGTTATACCATATGATTCTCAATATACAAAAATAAGTTGTGACTCTATAGGAAATTTTATTAATATTGATATGACAGGTTTAATGCCCGAGCGATATTATAGATTAGCATTTAAAGTAGTTTCTGGTTTTTATGAAGAATTTATTGAAGATGATTTATTTTTTAAAGTTGTAAGATAATATGTTAATAAAAAATTTAAAAAAATATCCAAAACAGTCCCAATTGGGATCTAATATTAGTAATATATTAGGAAATGCTCAAGGGATTGTAAATCAAGCTGTAAGTAATGCAGTACAAGAAAATTTATATACAGCTGGTGGTGAATATGAATTGCCTGATGGAACTGAATTCATAGGAGATTATCATATTCATCCAGTACAAGGACCCATGGTTGGAGCTACTCATTCGAGTGGTGCACATGCTTCATTAACTTCAATTAGCACTTTAAGTTCTAATAGACCAATTACTCCTGTAAATACTAATAGACCAACTACAACTGTCGGCGGAGCATTAGTAGGAAGATCTAATACCGGAATGGCTCCTCCACCACCAATAGCTCCTACTATGCTATCTGATTTAGAATATGAAAAATATCGTGTTAGTGGATCTGTATATAAATCAAATATTAAATCATTTAATGATCGTGATTTAAAAGGAAATATACAATTAAATGAAAGTGCTAGTTTAATATCTGGTAATATCAATGAAAAATTAGTATTCGAACCAATTTCAAATAATTTTACAAATAGATCTGTTTTATCTGCAATTGATACTCAATTTACATTTTTTAAATTTCCAGCACAAATATCGACCACTGTTCAAGATTTAGAATTTGATGAATCAGCATTAGATATTGATGTACAAGCTGGTATATTAAGCGATCCATATCAAGGTAAATTAATTAGAAATCAAGCAGACTTTAGTAAAGGACTTTATCTTGTACAAGGAACAGGAAAACGAAAATTTGAAATAAAAGCTAATAGTATATGGGCATTAAAAAATAATTTGAAACCATTTTCAAATATAAATGATAATATAGATGGTAAAGATGCTGGCCAAAGAAATGATACAGGCGATGATGGCGTTTTAGATAATACATTTTTAAATGTATCTCCGGGAATTTTTGATGGATATGAAATTTTAGATCCATATTATCCAGAAGATGCATTTGCAGAAGGAAATGTATATGGAAAGATACAAGTTACACTAACAGAACGATATACAGGATTACCATTACCATCACAACCTTCTCCTAAATATGAAATTGAAATAATAGGTAGTAGTTTTGGTAAGATAAAATATAGTGATATTAAACCTGATACCTTTAATCCTTCAGATGTCGACTCTGTAAGGAGAAACAAAACAACAAGACTTACTGAATTTGATATTGATGAAATGTTAAACAGTACTATACAAATTAATAGTAATTTACCAGATGATTCAAGTTTTACTGGTATATATAATGACTCATATGCAAACTATCTATTTAATAATGTAAGCATAGATTTAACAAATGGGTCTTCTTATCTTAATTTTGTGCAAAATGCATTTAGAAATTTTGTTGCAGGGAATAGTCAAGGATGGGATATTCAACAAATTGCTGAAAGAGATAAAAAACCTAAAAACTTTTTAGATGGATTAAAAAGTCCTGGCGATCCATCCGGTAATTCAGGGTGGGGTGGAAATGTAACATATTATAGAATGCAATCTGGTAGATTAGATGAAGAGGATGAAAAAACTAGATTATATAGACTTAGAATTCCAATTCCATCAACTGCACTAACAAATAACGGATATAGTTATAGAGTATATAGAAGTTCAGGAGATATTACTCATTTGCTGACAACGAGTACTGGAATTCGAGCTAAAACGCATGCAAATATTGCAGCTAATTCTGGAGTTCCTTTTGAAGATACTACAAATCTTTCAAATGATCGTAGTGGATTTTTCTTAGATATGAATGAAGTATTTCCAAACAATTCATTTCCTAAAAATTCTACAAAAAATATTGAAATTGAAATTGACACGTTTTCACCAGCTGGTGGAACTGTAGACTTATCATTTATATTTGTTGGATTAAATAGATGGTCTGGTGGAACTTCAAATTCAGATGGATCTGATATTCCGACTAACGACATCAAAGTTGTTCCAAATACTATTCTGTTTGAAACTCCAAGTTCTGGAAATCAAATGTGGGATTCTAATATACAAGATTACGGTAAAAATTGGGATAGAGTTGATAACCTTAGAAATTGGAGAGCAACAAATTCAGATGGTTCAGATTATTTAGTAAATGATTGGAATAATGCTACTAGTATTAAAAAAGTTCCTAATGGAAATGGAGTATATAGTGGATTTATAAACTAATAGAATGTATATATGTTAAAACAATATTCAAATAACAAACAAATAATAGATGCTCCAAGTGCTATAGAAGCACAACGATATTCTGGTGTTGATAAGAATACATTTATTAGAAATATTAATCAATTTATTTTAAATCAATCTTTTCCTGACGTAGAGTTTCATGTATATGCAGGAGAAGATTGGATTACTGGAAAATATGATTCTGTAAATTTATTTAATATAATTAATAAATCAAATTTTGTTGATGAAAATAATAATATAATACTAAGTAATTTTCCTTTAAAATTAGATTTATTTGAACAATTTAATGATCTAGGTTTAACAGCTGGTAATTATAGATTTATATTAAATTTCTTTGAAAATAAAATTGGTAATTACAATTCACCAGCATTAGCTATTGATAAAATAGCTCCAAATAAAAAAGAAATACGTTTACGATTAATTGATGATCAAAATGGACAACATTTACAAGGAATGTCTAATTGGGCAGCAAATATAAATCAAACTGCATTTAATACTCAACCCCATGAAACATATGTATTGAATTTTGGACGTAATCAAACTATACATTTTGTTAATAGTGTAGTAATAGGTAAATATTTATTTGTCAAAACATTAGATCCAGTTGATGAATCAATATTTAAAAAGAATTTTAAATGTTGGGTATCTAAAGAACTTAAATTACCATATGTAGATTCAGTATCAATTACACCAGCAGCCGTTATAGAGCAATTTAATACTTTACAAGGTGTTAATTGGCAAGCGTATGATGATGCATTCATGTCATCTGAAACTACATTAAAAAATTGGAATGACTTATTAGGATCATCATTACAAACATCTCAGCAAATTATTGATACTTATTTTTCAGGATCATTATCAGGAGTAAATTTAAATATTGATTATACTGATTTTAATAATTTTGTTTTTTATAGTTCAGCTACAGAGCGATTATCAAATTTTAAATATAAATTAGAACTTCTAGAATATTATACAAAACAATCTGCATCTAATTCTGCATTAAGTGGAGGAACATCTACAACAAACGCAGCTGATTTTAAATCATTACATGATAACTTAATTGGAACATTTGATCATTTTGAAAACTTTTTATATTACAAATCTGAATCAGGATTATTTACTAATGATATTCCATTAATTGATCCGAATGTATCATTCATAACGGGTAGTTATATAACACCAGTACCAAAAGGTAATTTGAATAGACCATATACATTGTATTCTGTTTCTAGTAGCAATTTTGAAAATTGGTATTCTGGAACATATTCTTCTGCATCGTTATATGATAAACGTAATAATAATCGTTTAACAAGAACAGTACCAGAATTTATTTTATTAGATGAAAAAAATGAACAGTTAGAAACATTTGTAAATATGTTAGGACATCATTATGACTTATTGTATACATATACAAAAGAAATGATGAAAATACATAATAGAGATGAACATCCTCAAGTTGGAATGCCAAATGAATTATTATATTCAGTTGCAAAACAATTTGGTTGGACTTTAACAAATGGACATCAATATCAAAATTTATGGGAATATATATTAGGCACTGACGAATCTGGAACTCCTTTAACTGGATCTAATACTGTTGGAGAACCTTCATTACCAGGCCGAGAAATGACTTATTTAGTATGGCGTAGAATTGTAAATAATATACCAGCATTATTAAAGTCAAAAGGAACAAAACGAAGTATTCAAGCATTATTAGCATGTTATGGTGTACCACAATCATTAATAACAATAAAAGAATATGGCGGTCCTAGAATTGCAAGAAAACCAGTATACGAAAAACTAAATTTTGATTATGCATTAGATTTAATAGATAATAGTGCTGGTATTGTACAAGTAGATTATAAGCAACCAATTAATTCAGTTGAATTAAGATTTAAAGTAGATGATGTAATAAAAAATCCTACAGTACCAAGTTCAATGAACTTATATTCTATCGGATCTAATAATGTTACTATTGATTTTGTACGTGGAACATTAGGTACATTAAGTATAAATGGAAGTGCTACACAACAAATTGAATGTTATAATGGAGAATATTTAAATACTATATTAAGAAGTGGGTCATTAGGAACATTAGAATTAGTAGTACAAAAATCAAAATTTGGAAAAATTGTAGCTGCTGTTTCTTCTTCAGCAACAGCAAATTTTGCTAATACTGGAACATTGACTATAGGAGGAACTGCAGGCGGTTCTAGATTAGAAGGACAATTACAAGAACTACGATTATGGACTTCTAGTTTGCAAGATGATCCATTTACTAATCATACAAAAGCTCCTTCTGCATACGATGGAAACAATAGTGCATATGATGAATTAGTATTTAGATTACCATTAACAGAAAATATAAATCATTCAATAACTTCTAGTTTGGGAGGAGTAGAACCAATTTCTTCTAGTATTTCAGCATCATTTATTGGGTGGAGTTCTGATAATCCATATGATTCAATTGAAGAAACATATTATTATGATGGTATTTCTATAGGAGCTGGAACCTTTGATGATAATAAGATACGAATTGAAGACAATGAATTAATTGGAATATTAGATCCAAAAACAAGAGCAGAACGAAGTCAATTTGACAAAGCCCCATTAGACAGTAAAAAACTTGGAATATATTTTTCT